CCCGTCTTGGTCCGTTTGGTCGAGTTTTTGAATCGGGGTTGTCCGGGACAAGAAACAGACCCGGAGATATCACAAGAATTAAACTAGTAGAATATAACAAAGTTACCGATGAGTCCGCTGCAGCAAACGCCCAATATAATGAAACAGAATCCGGCGGCACCGAAACAGAAGCTGGCGATACACTCCCTCCAAACATGATCACGGACGACAGCGCCATTAGTGAAACCGTCGCGTTTGAGTTTGCTGCATCCGACGATTCTTTTAAGGGTGTTAACTTACTTAAATACCCCAAACTAGTAGGAGCCTTCACACACGAAAGCGCTTACGCTCCACAGGTAGTTTTGCTGCATGAAATGATGGAGAAAAATGGGCAAGAGATTTCAATCGATGACGTAAAATCATTTTATGATAAGAGCACTTCAGAGATGTATAACTCGTTATTGCAAACGGTTTCTGATGACAAAAACAGTGCATGGAAATATGGCGCTGAATGGGATAATATAACGTCTGCTGATTTGGAATATGTTCTGGATGAGTCGACTGGCTCGCCTAAGTCTTATTACGATTCTGATTATAAGGAAGAAGACGGAGTATTGGGAATAAGTGGGTATCAGTGGCAAATGAAATACAACGGAAGACCGGGCCCAAACCGGGTCTATTATCTTCCTCCTGCTAAATTTGGCGGCTCTTATATGAGCCCTCCCATCTATATCGCGCCGGTACAAAATAAAGGCTGGCTTGGGTTCCTCGATGTATTATTTCCGGAACCTAGTTCATGTAAACCATCCAAGCAGGAGTTGGTGGACTTTGTTGATATCCAAGAAAACATGTCGAAGACGTACCCNTCTATCCCAGAAGACGAGAGGNTGAGAGGAAACACAGATTGTGCACTTGAACTTCCATATAATCGAATAATGGANCGCCCAGCAATTTCTGGNATGGAAGCACTTATAACTGCGACAATCAGGATCTATGCGACTACTCACTTTATAAAGACCCTAGCAACGTTTGCAACTATTAAGCCAGACTTTGATCAGAACTATAGCAATATTTTCGCTGCTTATGTTGTTGAAGATATGGAATATTCATTAAAAGACGCNCAGACTGCTTTTTGGGAGTTCTTTACTTTATTTAAAGATGAAGAATTCTGGTTTGCCTTCTTGGAACAAAGTGTGCAAGCATATTCCAGAAGGATCGATAGCGACGAAACTACAGAGCCTCCACCTGCGGTACTAGCTGCTTTTGAGAGGATTAACGATTACCAAGCGAATTACAAATACCCCACACAAAAAGATTTAGACAACGCTCCTGATGGCGAAACAGGCTGGACAACTTCCCTAAGCAGCTACCGCGAAGAGAAAAACTTTGAAGCTATCCGCGACACAGAAGAGGATGCCAAGATTATTCTTGCTGAGATGGTAAAAGAGCAGTTAAATATAATTGGCGAGAGCTTAGTGAATAACTTTGATATCATTGGGGTTGAACCAGAGATAAACGACTTGGCACTCTATATGATTGAGCAGTTTGCTGATGGCGGCATAGATCTTAATGTAGATCAAAAAGAAATTGTGGAACAAATGCCCTCCTTCCCAACAGAGGGTGGTGGGCATTATACTAATGGTGGTGAGTTTGTAACAGAAAATGCAGAGGACTATCAAGGTTATTACCATGTCATGATGGACGCCAACAACAAGATAACATATATGGAGGGAGAATACCACTCAGATGGAGCATATGGGTTCCTAAGTCCCATGGCTGACAGAATGGTTGTGGAAATAGGAGACATACAAGATTATGATTTCACGGCATCCGGCATCAAACCGTTTGTAATAGAAAAATACACCAGTATTAATGGAGAAAAGTATTCAACTCGCCGCGCTATGGAAATTATAAAGACAAACGTTAGTACGTTAAATGTCTCTGATGTTTATCCCGGCACGCTAGATTTGGTAACTGATAATAGCGGAGAAGTTGTGGGACTGCAGGGGGAACTTGGTGTTCGCCACGGACTCCAGTTTTCAGTATTTATGTCGGGCAAGAAATATCCGGTAGCTGCCACCGAAGTTGATATGTTAGACACCACAATTGAGAACGCGCAATCTTTAGACGGCGATACTAAGCTTCTTCTGTGCCTTCTCCGACAGCTGAAATCTGAGGAAGAGTTCAAGCTCCTATATCAATATATCTACGGAGTGCCGAAGATGGCATCCACTATCGCCGTATATAACGATGTGGCATTTTTAAATGCCATAGGTGAGAAAATGGTGACATTAGATGATGCCACTGCTGGAAACAGCAATATGGAATTCAAACCCGGCCATTATGTAGGCATAGATGAAAATGGTAATCCGATCCTTTTAGAAGGAAAAGAAGGCTGGGACCCCCGAAGCCTCAAGGCTGGCGAATGGCTCTCGGTTGAATGGCGCAAGTGGGATAAAGTATTGCTCCGGAATTCCAAAGCTAGAATTAAAAGAACGTTTAAAACATACTATTATTCTTCCCGAAAATTCGATTTCAGCTTTGACCTTGGGTTTGATTTTGGTTGGTCTTGGACGAAGAACCTTCGTTCTAAGTTATCCTTTCCTATGGGTGCTCAAATGCTTCCTTGGTGGAAAAAGGCGAAACTTCGTTCCAATCCGTTTGATGCTAATGGGAAAATGTGTGAAAAGAAATAATTATAATTCTATTTATAAAAAGAGCAAGTTATGTCATCAATAGCAGTAAAATTACCATTAATGTATGATTCGGACGGGGGATATCAAATGTTGAGAACCCTTGCGTCAACAGCGCACCAAAATCTTAAAATGCTAATTCTGACAGAACCGGGCGAAAGAATCATGATTCCAGAGTATGGAGTAGGATTAAAGAGATACCTATTTGAAAACTCACACAGCGGAATTGAATCCGACATTTCCTCAAAAATACACGAGCAAGTACGCAGATATATGCCGTATATAAAAATTAGACACATAGCATTTGATCAACAGGAAATTGACAGAGGGATATTACAGATGAGAATAAACTATAGTATTCCCAAATTGAACTTCAATTCTCAGCTTGATATATCGACATAAGGAGTTACCTAAATAAATGGCCGACGAACAGAAAAAGATTTTACCAATAGACTACACTCATCGTGAATATGAAAGTATTCGTGATGATTTAATGGGAATTGTAGAAAGGTTCTACCCTGATACTCTTCAAGACTTTTCCGAAGGTTCATTTGGCTCAATGATGCTTGATGCAGTGGCTTACGTCGGTGATCAGTTGTCATTTTATTTAGATTACAATGTAAATGAGTGTTTCCTCGACACGGCATATCAATATGATAATGTTGTTCGTCATGGTCGTATCTTAGGGTACAAGGCACAAGGGCGCCCATCGACCTATGGAGAGGTGTCGTTATTCGTGATGGTCCCGGCATCTAGCACAGGTATCGGACCAGATACTGTTTATATTCCAATTCTCTCAAAAGGAACGACATTTACGTCAGGAAACGGATTAGCATATATTCTGACAGAGAATGTTGACTTTTCGCTCCCCACAAACACGACGATTGTTGCACAAGTGAACGAAGATACTGGTGCTCCAACTTGGTATGCGATAAAAGCTCCGGGCACAGTGGTATCGGGAAGACTCGGAAAACAGTCGATAAAAGTAAACAACTACCAAAGATTTTTAAAACTACAACTGTCTGCAGGAAATATCTCTGAGATCATCTCGGTAACTGATACTGAGGGCAACGAATATTATGAGGTTGATTATTTGGCTCAAGACATGGTGTTCAAAGAGATCGCAAACAAGAACTTTAAGAATGATAATGTTCCTTCAATCTTAAAGCCCTATTTGGTCTCGCGCAAGTTCACCGTAGAGAGAAATAGATACGGAGTATATTTGCAGTTCGGCAGCGGCAAGTCAGGAGAAACTGACGTTATTGCCGACCCGGGTTCGGTTGCGATGGACGTCTTCGGTAAGGATTATGTAAGCAGTACAACCTTTGATCC